TATTGTATATACCTTCTTTGTGATTGGATTGCGCAACTCTGAAGGTAATTCTTGGATCGGTATTTCTCGAATCTACGGGCAAAATTCCAGTAGGTCTTGATCTTCCAATGACAGTTTCGCCAACCTGGAAAACTCCAGAAACCATATTAATTTCTAAAAGTTTTGGAACACAGAAATTGGTAACATTTTGTCCATCAAAGAATGCATACAACTGAGTTGATGGTTTAACTTTCTTAGCAACAAACTGAATATTTCTTGATCTCATGAATGAAATCAAGTTTCTGCTGATGACTCTATCGCCTGCAGATGTATTGTCAAATTGCTCAGAAACAACAGTTCTCAATCCAGTTCTTGTCTGAATTCCAGTGTCTCTTACTTCTCTTAGAGTATCTTGAACAACAGTATCAGTTACTGTTTGGGTGAAAGATCTACGTTGACCTCTACCTCCAGGTCCTTGAGTTTCAATATCACCACCGCCACCAATGGTTCTCTGTCTTGTTGTCTCAACTACTTCTTGTCCAGTCCAATTTGTTTCCCAAGCATTCCAAATAGTTGGTGAAAATCCAGTTTGAGGATCTACGTTAAGAGTTCTAGAAGCTAATGCAAGAGTCTCCGCATAATTTCCTTCAGAATTGATAATTTTTGCTTCTAATCTAACAGTATCTACCCAAGTATCTGATGCTGGAGTTAACTCCATAGATCCTTGCCAGAAACTTACCAAGAATGGAGTAACACTTTCTGTTCTAGTTGCAAAAGTTTGTTTTAACCATTCTAATTCAGAATAATTTAGTGTTACAGCATCTCCAGTTTTCTTGACATTAGTTCCTTCTATTGAAGAAAATGCTAGGTCTCTATTTGGATCTACATTAGTTACTGGTCCAGGAATTAAATCAATAGAATCAGTATAGTGCTCAGGTCTGATTTCTTTGTTTCTTATATCAATACTATTCTTAAATTTAACAGAATCTTCTTGAGCAAGAAGAGAAGTAAAATTATCTACAAAGAATCCAGACTTAAATCTATTAAGACCGGAAGAGTCTGGAACGAACAAGTTAGAAGTGTTTGTTTCTAACAATGAAAGCGCAGTATAATATTCTAGGTTTTTAATTCTATTTTCAAGTTGCTTGATGTCAACCATTCTATATCTCTTGTGCTCCAAGAATGTCAATGAAGCCTGAGAGATATTATAAAGGTATGGTGGTAATGCAATTGATGCAATTTCTAATGCATCATCAACAGAAACTGGTTTTTCTGGTTTTTCTGCTGGAGTTCCGTATTTAATTTGGAACTTGCCATCTTTAGTCAAATAAACTCTGTCAATTCTTCCGAGGTAGAATGAGAAATTAGTTATAATCGATTCATTTGCTGCTAAAATATTCGCTGCAGAATTTCCAGAAGAATTGAATGTTCTTCCATAAAACTCCAGTGGAGATCTTGAATTCTGAGAGACTGTATAATTAGAAACTCTTGGCCTTATATCAATGATATCTGTATTTCTAATTGAGTTTACTGTTTGGATTTCTTTTCCATAATCAAACCCATTATAAGAATCTACAGTTGTGATGTCTCCATCGTCAGATGATTGGTAATATCCATTTGAGAAATATACTTTTATTTTTCTACTTGGTTCTTTTGAATCCAATTTTCTAGTTATGAATCCGTAATCATAGAAAGATACATTTTGACCATTATCATAGGTATAATTAAATGATACATTAAAACTTGGTGTATTTAAAGTTGTAACAACTGCTTGGATATTAGACTCTTCAAATACTACAATTTCACCTTCCCTAAAGTTAGTATTATTTTTTGTAATAAACGATATTTGAGAATCTGATAGTCTTCCTGCACAAATAGCAGTAGCTCCACTGATTTGTCCAGTGAACATTTCACCAATTATAATATCAGATGTTTTGCCTGTAGGACCAGTAATGGTGGACAATACAACTGTTGGTGCAGATGGATCTGATGTATCTGGAGATTCATAAATTGCATGAATCTGGATAACATCAGGAACGTTTAAGGAAATGTTTTCGTCCTGAACTCTTGTTCCATATGGATAGTTGCCATATTGCAATCCATCATTTAATGTTGTGGAACCTATTCCAGATGACTCATATTTTGATTTGTCAATTACTAGACTATTGACTCTATTTTTGATTTTTACTTTTGATTTTGGTTTAATCTTGTTCAGAGTCGTAACTAGAGTTGCTCCAATATCATTTGAACCTAGATTATAAATTTGAAGTTGTGTTGAACCATTAGTCAGAGAAACTTTATCTGAAGTTAGAGTTTCTGTTTTTCCATCAGATCTAATTAATAGATATCTCTCTGGATCAAAAGGCAAGAATGTTTCATTTGTTCCAGATAAAACATTTGTGGATAACTGATTATCTGTAATATTAACAGTATACGACTTCCTAATAGTTAAGGATGCATCAGTTAAATCTATTTCAGATATATTTGATTTTGGTAGTTTGGTAAAGTATGAATTATCTAAAGAGGTCTCTAAGTTAGTTTCAATAACTTTTAAGTCTGTAACCTGTAGAGTTGTGGATGGAAGACCTCCCTGACATACACCGAAAACAGTTGCTACACCTGAAACAGTTACCTGAGTTGTTCCAACGCTAACTACTGATACAAAAGATGGATCTGATGTTGATTGATTGCTGAACTTTAGAAGATTGCCAACTTTGAGTCTGCCTGGGAATAGTGGATTTGTACTTGTAATTGTACTAATTCCTAAAGAATTATAAGCACTAATTGTGGATACGCCAATTAAAGTCGAATCTGATTGAATTGTGTCTGCAGTAAATGTAGATGCAGATCCAACAATACCATAAACAGACTTAATATCAGAGATTCCGTAAGAAGTAACTGCTGTAGCAACTCTACTATTTTCAATTCCATTAAAAATGAGGGGTTCGTTTGTAGAAAACTCTCCAGTTTTTTCATATGTCGTTAGGGCAGTCCCCGCAGAAACAGAACTCTTAAGGAATGCTGTTGCTCCACTATACTTTCCTTTTATAAAAGTTGGGACCGGTAATGTAATTGGTTCGTTTAATGTAATTTCTGTAATTGTTTGAATATCATAGAGTGAAATATTCCACTCATTTAGTTGTGGATTGCTAGAATTGTATGATCCAGAATCTAACTTAAAGTCATATACTCTAGCAAGACCGATTTCTTTTCCAGGTAAGGCAATTGAGTTAACACCAACCCTAGAATTTCTTAGAATTAAAATATATGTATTTCCTATTCCAACCGTTGGTGCTCCATAAACTCTGTTTAGTTTTAATGTAGAACCTGTGTTATAATTGATTGATTGGTTTGTTAAAGTTTTTGTAGTCCTTGGTTTTGGTACATCTAGAAAAGTTGGACTAATAGTTTCAATTTCATATCCTTTAACAAAAGCTTTTCCTGGAGATACCTGATATAGTGCAAGATCTTCTGAAGGAATTGAACCACCATAGGTTAATTGATTTACACTAAAGACACCTTTATTTCCAAGATTGTCATTTAAAGATTCTTTAACTGCTAGATCAAATGGATTTATGTAGTAGTCTCCGGACTCTGAGTATGTTCTTCTTGCAAGCTCGTCCTCAAGAATGCTATAATCAGTAGTTTTCTTTTGTGATCGTAAAACACCATCTGCTATTGTAGCAAGTTCAATAAAATTATTATCATCAAAATCGTCTAGACTCTTTTTAAATAAAGATGTTGTAATTTTTAGTCTATCTGCTCCAGGAGCAGCATAATTATTAAATCCATTTGAATTATCATTTAGAAGAGGATCAAGGTCTGAATTGATAATTTCTTCCGTGATTAGAAGTCCCACTCTATAATTTGGTCTACTTCCATATTGGTCTAGAAGAATAGTTTCATCATTTACATTTAAAAATTGTCCTTTTGCAAAATAAACTCCATTGGATATTGAAAATGCAGATCCGGCAGAAGTTGAATTTGTCGAAATTGTTGAAGCAAAAGCTTCTCCGGACGCAATAATAGTATTTGCCGAACTTATAATTGTGTTTGAAGAAAGAAGTTCTCCATCAGAAAACTGAAGTGTTGCATTATCTTGAGAATTTGATCCAAGATAGCTAATATAAAGAGTTGTATTTCCCCTCTCAGATTCGTTAGATGAAATTATTTTATTAACGACTGCAGTTACTCCAGAGGTTAATCCCGTTATTTTTGCACCTATAATTTGATTAATATAATCCGAAAGAGGAACACCAAGATAATTATTTTCTAATTCCACTGCATAGTATGAAGAACTATAAGCAGTGTTTCCTGGGATTACTTTTGCACCCTCTTTAAAAAAGTGCTGTCCAAACTTTTCTATTTGGTTTTGGAGAATTGACTGTAGTGTTGTTAATTCTCTAGCTTGGACAGGATAACCTGGTTTAAAAAGAACTTTATAATAGTCATTATTTGCATCAAAATCGTCAAAATATGGCGCTACATTGAGATTTGTTTCCTGTGACATAATTCTTTAGAACTGCAAAATGACTTTGATATCTTCTTTTTGGCTGGTTGATCTTGTTATTGAAGGTCTATTATCCACGTAAATAATATTTCCAGAGTATTTTTTAACCTCTGGTTGTGCTACACCTTGACTAAAAGATTGGCCTAGGTAGTATGTTCTATTATTTATTACGGTAGAAATACCTGTAAATGATGTTTGTATTGATAAAGTTGTAGATCCACCAAGAATACTTATAGAACCTCCACCGTTTGGTGATGAGGTAAATCTGTTTAACTGGAATCCATAAACAGGATTTGTATTTTGGATTCCATTAGTATTAAATCCCGCAGTTGATCTATCTTGCCAATACTTTAAAACACCTGTTGTTTGGTCATATGAAATAACTCTGCCAACCGCAGTGGATCCTACTCCAATGGTTTGTATGATAAAAGAGTCTGCAGTAAAGGTTGCAGAACTATAACCCGCTCCTGTTAATTTCAGAGCGTAAACTGCACTTGCTTTGTCTAAATCTAAATTTTGAGTAGAATTATATGCTTTTGGATTTTGTACGATTCCAATTCTGGCAATTTGATTTCCAGTTATAAAATCAGGATTCTCTGAGTCGTTTTCTATTCTTGAATAAATCAGAGCATTTCTAGCACCAAGTTCTCTATAAATGTCAGCTCCGTGTCCACCCTGAGGTGGAATAATGATATTAAATACTGGATTTGTTGATCCAGTTGGAACATTTCCGGAAGCAAGATCTAGTGTTCCAAATGTATATCCAGAACCACCAGAGGAAATAGTTACGGACTCTACCTTTGAATTATTGTTTATTACTACTGTTGCTTCTGCTCCGGTTCCATCACCCTTAATTGGAACTCTTGTGTATGTTCTATTTGCTGTTCCTAGTCCAACACCTCTATTTGTGATAGTAATAATTTTTAATTGCCCGCTAGTTGCTGCATTATCTCTCACTGCAGCGTTATCGGTGCTGGTGTCCCAATTTGTTGGAACTGGCATAAAATTTGTAGAATCAAATTTTATAATATCACTTGGTTTAATTGTATAAAGATATTTCCAAATATACCCATCTCCACTAGTTCCAGCTTCTCTGGGTTCTAAATCTGTAAAAGTAGGTTCGTCTAAAGATGATCTTCCTGATGGGTTTTCTGGATTAGTTCCATTTTGAAGGCAAACATAAACTTTATAGTCAGAATTAACCACGTAATAATTTGCATCATATAAACTGATCGCATTTGAAGGTTTTGATGGATTTTCTGCTTTTACATCATGTCTATACATATCATAAGTAACTCCAGATTGCCAGGTTACTTTTCTAACAACCTGCTTAATATCACCGGAATTAACTTTTTTGAGGGCAATCATTGTATCCCAATAATTATTTTCCTCGTCAAAATTATCTCTCGGATCTGGTGGTGAAATATCCCAACTTGAACTCACTTGGGTCGGATTTGGAAGACCTACAAAAGTATAGTATGAATTACTAGTGGATGCTACACTAGCAACAAATTCTTTTGCATTTAATATGCGAAGTTGATCAGTTATGATTGCTGACATTTTACAGAGTTTTTTATCTATTTATTTAAGAATAATTGATGTATTTTAGGGGTGCTACTCTATTCAAAATAGCAGATGTTGTAACACCAGTTGATCCATTTGTTGTATATGCATTAAATGCTTTTGGATCAATTCTATTTCCTAATACAATTCTACCCCAAGAGAAGTTTCCAAAGAATGAACTATTACCCGTTCCTACCAATCCATTATAATTTGAGACATTAGTTGTAACTCTAGCCACGTATGTTAATGCAATTCCAGGGGCGGAGGTTTGTGCTATGGAAACAGATGCTACCTCATAAACATTATCTAAGAATTGAGTTCCAATTCCCAAAACAGAATTGTTTTGATACAATGAAGTTACACCATTGCCAATATTGCTGTTATTAACAACAAAATAGTAACCAGTTTGAATACCACTTACTGTTGTTGCTGCAGAAACTATTGAAGTATCCCTCAAGAAAGAATTTTGTGGAATGTAAAAATCAAATACAATTCCTGTAGAAGCAACTCCAACGGAAACTGTTGAAAATCCCACAATCACACCAAAATCACCCTCATAAGATAGTGAAGTATTTACTTCATAAATCACTTCGGGAACTTCAATAAGAACTTGTGGTGGATTGTCCGTTGTATATCCAAGTCCAGGTGAAGTTATTGTTATCGAAGAAACTGTTCCACCAACCGATATTGTTGATGAAGCAGATGATCTCATAGTTGTTCCAAATCCAATTGGATTTCCAATAGTTACTATTGGTGCAGTAGAATATCCTACTCCACCATTGCTGATAATGATTGATGATATTGTTCCAGCTGCAGAGACAACTGCAGTAGCAGATGCTCCTACTGTGATGTCTTGGGAGAATAGAACAATTTTTTGCCTGTTTGTTGTAGTTTGATTTTCATTTTTTGCATCAAAGAAAGTCTTGAGACTATCAACATATACTATAGTTGATCCAACTCCAACAGATTGAATTATATTCGTTGTTGGATTTATAAGTGCTTCATTAAGAATTCTGCTCTTACTTATGATCTGGCCGTTAATAACTTTATCTACAGTTTGTTTGCACCATTCAACCGTTCTTTGATTTGCTGGATTTGAATCAATTCCTTCACCATTATATGGATTCGTTTCTACTGTATCAGAAGAAACAACTGTTGTGACTAATCTTTCTTCCTGTCCTTTAATTGTTAAATTGTCTCCAACTTTAACAGTTTCTAAAACATCACGGAAAACTACATCAACATCACCACTTCCTTTGTAGAAAAGAATCTTACATTTGTCTCCAATAATTGATCCGTCTGGAGAGTTTCCTTTTGGAGGTTCTGCAAAAGTTACTACACTACCTCCAGTAAATGTATATCCTTCTCCAGGAACTTGTAAGATATCATTCAAGAATACCAGTAGTGTTGCTTGAACATCTATATTTGATCCTTTTGCAGATCTAATAGTAACGGGAGATGAATTTAAAGAAATATTGAAGGATTTTCTAACTCCATCAAATTGATTTTCAATCTTATCCAGAACTTCCAGTTGTCCAAGGTGCCATCCAGCAAATTCATCAGATATTGTTTTGTCAATTGTAAGTTGGAATTCTCTAAATGGTTTTGTTGGATCTGTAGGTATTCCTGCTAATCCACCTGCTGCCACAGTCAATATTTGTTGCTGTCCATAATTATATCCAAAGTTTTTAATTTCAAAATCTATCACACTAGATCCCTGTCCAACAACAATATCAATAGTTGCTTGAGTACCAAATCCAGATGGTGATGAAGAACTATAAATCAGAGGAATGTCTGAGTAAGATAATGGAGAATCAAAAACGACAAGAGGTGGGTTTGATGAGGTGTATCCTGCTCCAGGATTTGTAACTGCAACACTTACAATGTGTCCGCCACTAATCGCAGCAGTACCGATAAATTGAATGCTAGGAATACCAGTTGTTGCAGTTGTGACACCAACTCTTACTGTTGTTTGAATTCCTGCTCTATATCCAGATCCACTATTACCAATACTAATTGATGATATTGTTCCTGCTATTGAAACAACTGCAGTTCCTCCTGCAGAAACAAGAGGTTGATATCCAAATCCTTCAGTAGATCCAACAGAAACAATTATTCCACCGATTGGTATACTTGCGTTATTTGGATCATATGAAACAGATGTTGCAGCTCCAGCAAAAGTAATGCTACTAATTCCAGATCCTTCACTTAGAGAATAATCTTGTGATACTGGAAGTTGTCCAGTTGGACCTTGGAAAATTCCATTGATAAGAATCACTGCGTTATCTGTTGAGAAACCAGTTACATTTTGCTTGTTAACTTGGAGAGTAAAAGTTTTAGACGTTGCATTGAAATATTCAGAAATATCATCAAAGATATAATTTGTTGTGTAAGTTTCTGAAGTACCATTTTCTGTTCCAGATCTTAAGAAAGTTCTACCCTGGAATTTTGAGAATGTAGTTATTCCTGACCAATCTCTTTCGTCAGGCGCATTTGTAGAACTTCCTATGGGAATAGGTCCTTGAGGTGCTGTAATAAAGTTGATAGTGCTATCAACAATATTGTAGTTTCCTTGAACTTTAGTTACTATAGAATATTCCGAGTGCGTTGATAATCCAGTTCCCATCCATTGGCGATCTACAAGTATAAAGTTAGTACTACCAAGTCCAACAGTATTGATCTTCATAATCTCATTATTAATTTGGATTAGATCTCCACTAAAGAATGATGTTATTCCAGAAAACTTAATAATATCATCAACAAGACCAATATGAGTAGTCAGACCAGTTGTAACTGATGTTGCAACGATAGGTGATTGGAAATAATTATCGAGTGCAATAATACACTTAGAGTTTTGTCTCTTAGAGGTAAATGTATGATAAGTACCTACTCCAACACTTGTAATATTCAGGGCGTTCGGTACTGTTTTGAGTGCATCTTCTGCAGATCTTGCAAGTTTTATTTTTTGATCATTGATTTTAATAATATAAACGGATGATGGTAAAATGCTTGTTGTGCCTATACCCGCAAACGATGTTGAGGCGATTCCTATTGGACTTGCATTATTAACATCATAAGAATATACAACTTCTTCACCGGTTATAAAGAAGTGCTCTGGTAATAAAATGGTATCTTCAGTTGTATCTACAACTAAAGAGTTTCCTCCATCAAAATTTCTTAAGAAAATTGGTTTTTGCTTATATGTGAGGTTAAATGCTCTTCTTACATCAGTTTCTGTTCCCTGATAGAAACCATATCCAGCACTAATAGATGAATTATTTAAATCTATCTCTGATGAAGATGAACTTTCCAAATCAACCAATTGTAGACTTAATTGGAAGACACGAACTTGTGCATTAATGTTTGGAATTGGGGTATAGTATAGATTTGTATATGAAGAAGATACTGCAGCGCCAACCGTTCCTAATCCAGAATTTGTTGATAGATTTGCATATTCAGTAATATAAGCATTTGTACCATCGTTTAAAACAATGACTTCTGACATTTCATATTGGTTGTTTGTTGTATCCTCTACACTTATCAAATAATATGCACAAGTATGATCACTTGGGATAACATTAATATATCTTGCAACAATATTTTCTGTTGGTGAAGAGGTAGATGCAATGGATGTATATGAAGAATCAACAAAAGCAATATTTTCGGAGTCAAATCCAAGATATTGCGTTCCAATTCCCGTAGATAAGGTGCTTGCTATAGATACTGTTACTGCATTAATTGTTGCCGCAATTCCTACATTTGGAGTAAAATCAAGTTTTACATTTCCGCCAGAAATATAAGCATTGTAAGTTCCTAAACCTGAACTGGATAATGCATCCGATGAATGATCTGTCAACTGACCATAATCCAAAAATTCTACGTTAGTCCCGTTGTGAATTAGACTTATTTCATTAGACTCGAACTGCCCATTATTTCCTTCAATTTCAACAAGAACTTTAGATGATCTATATGTAGAAGCAATGGAAACGATAGTAGTTGCAGTAGATGTTGGTGCAGATGCTTTTGATGATCTAATACTTACAACGTCACCGAGACTAGTGGAACCTATTCCAGAGATTGAACTATCAAGATCAAAAGATGCAAAACTTAAGTTGTAGTTATTTACTGAATATTTTGTTGGATAGAATAAAAGTTGTCCTTCTGTTCCAGAAATACTAAAGTCAAAACTACCAAGATCTAATTGACTTTCAACTCTACCATATTGATTCAAATATCCCTCAGATCCATTTTGAAGCAGAGAAACAATTAGAAACTGTCTTTCTCCGGTAAATCTTTTATCTGCTACGTATGTAAAATATTTTTTATACTTATGATTTACATCAAAAGTATCTACAATTGAATATCTTGTTGGTCTAGGATCACTATTAAACTGAGTGCTGATATCATCAATAATCAAAACTCTATTTCCAAATGATTCAAAATAATCAGTCAGAACTCTTGAATTAAAGTAAATTTCATCAGAAATTGTTGATCCGCCAGCATTTAACGAATTCTCTGTAACTAAATCAAAGTTAGAATAGCAGTTTGTATCTACTTGATCATATATATCAACAACAATATCAATATCACCACCCCTGTAATTGGAGTTAACTCCTTTAAAATTAGAATCTTGCGATTCAATGATCAAGTCACTAAACTTTAAGAATCCAGATGTATGATTGAGGGAACTTACAGAATCATTCCAAGTTTCAAAAGGAACTTTTGATTTCAATGAGTATGAGAAGTTTTGGTAATAATTATTGTCAGAAATTCTCTCAGTATTGTAATTTAAAAATCCTGTTTCTCTATTCCATCCTTTTTTAACGATGGAAGTTGGTCCTGTTTTAATTTCGGCATTAAAATCTATTTTTGATTTGATGGCACCTTGAGTTCTTGATGTCTGCCCAACTAAAATATCACCAACATTAAAGTCTTTTGTTGTAGAAACTTTTAAAAGCTCAATTTCATTATTCCAACTTTCAACTTTTCCAGTATTATTATTGGAGGAAACAGTTTCTCCTAAGATAAAATCATTCTTTTTCAGTTTAATATCAAAGACAGGGAAATCTTTTTCTGCAATTATTCTACCAGAGGATCTTAAAGGATCATAATTACCAGGTATTGTTCCCTCTTTCAGTAATCCATCCAAACTATATGTAACAACACCAACACTTCCACCAAGAGCACTCGCTCCAGCAGGAACTTTAGTTAAGGTGAAAAGGGAATAGTTGTAATTTGCAGAATTGTATCCAAATCCAGTTGTTGCAACACCAACACTGACATTTTCGATAAGAACTTTATCGCCAACAGAGAATGGGAAGAAATCACTGAATCCAGTATTTAATCCAACACTAACTTCTTTAGTAACGCTATTATATGAAATATTATTGATTCCTATGCCATTTTGATTATTTGTGGGGATAATTTTTGGTGTTGTATTGTAAATACCAAAAGTGTTTTTCAGTATTTTTACCTTTGTGTCGCCAATATTGTATGACAGGTCAACATCATCAACCACTTTTCCAGTGTATCCATCAACAACAACCAATTTAGGTGCTATTGTGTAGTTTTTGCCTGCAGAAGTGATGCCAATTTCATTAAATGATGAAAGTGGCTGCATTAATAAAATTTCAGGTAAGTTGCAGACAGGTCTTAAAGTTTTGTCGGTTGGGAAATCAAATCCAATATCCTCTATTTGATTTGAAACTATTCTACCTATAGATTTGCTTGATGATTCTAGTATTGCACCTGAACCATTTAATGAATTTATTGTAGATATTCCAACTATATTTTGATATCCTTTACCTGAGTATGATATGGAAATATCAGAAATTCCTCCATTTGCAGATGAAGAATTTGTTGTATATTTAAGTGTAGAATTATCGGAAGTGTAGTTTGATTTTTCTGGTAATTGTTGTAAATTGTATGTAAAGGTTGAAGTTGTTCCAATTCCAGTTACATTAAATGAACCATTAAATAAACTATTAGTTACTTTAATTTGGTTTGAATATAAAACTTCATCATCAATGTATATTTCTTTTTTGACTGAAGATACGAATTGCGATTTAATTGGAGAAAACTTGTAATATAATACTTCAGGTAAAGAATTTGTTACTCTCAGAGTTAATGATGCATTCGTCGTTATTCCTATTTGACCAGATTTAAATACCTCAAATGAATTTGATTTTTGTGTTGAATCAAAAACATTTGTAAACTGAGAATCTGAATAAAGATTGAAATCAAATGCAGAATAGAAAGTAGATCCACTTAAATTTGACAAAGAGGAATCTGACAAATCAAATTTAATTGTATTATTTTTATATGCATTAATCTGGGGATTAATTGATGATAGAGTTCCTAAAGATGCTGATGATATATCAACAACCTCAGGATTAAACTGAAGAGATTGGTATCTATTCAAACACAATTTAACTTTATCTTTGTTGAATCTGAATATGTAGTATATTCCTTCGTTTGAAAGACCTCCAGAGGAAGAAGATGATGTGTAGATTACCTTGTCTCCACTATTAAATCCATGATCATTGATTGATATTGTATTGTTTAAAATATCAACATCACCAGAAGTAAATGATTTTGGATTAAATACTATTCTTCTATTGTAATCGTCATATTTTACAACTACTGTAGTTGTTATTCCTGGATTTACTTCAATATTAACAGAATCATTTATTGACAATCCATGTGTTGATGCAGTAGCAACAGTTACTACATTTTTATTTGCTTCTGCAGTTACAATATTTTGTTTTACTGTTTTGAAACTATGATAAACATCTGTACCTATTCCAGTAAAGTATAATAATCCCGTTGATAGAGTTGTGCTAGCAATACCAACAAATGTTCCTGTGGATCCAATTCCAATTTTATAGGTTGATATTCCAATTAAATCATTGGATATTTTTCCTACATAAACTATTGAAAGATCGGAAAGAGCATAGCCAACAGATCCATTTGTAGAAACTGATATTGAACTTCCTCCATTATTATGATAAGAAAGAACATCTCCTGTTTTCAAATTATGATTTGGGAGATAAATTGATCGTGTTGGTACAAAAATTTGAGATATACCTGCACCAGGATTTGAGGAGGATAGGGTAGTTCCTATTCCAACTCCACTCAATGATCCCAAAGCAATGGACTCTTTAGGATTAAAATAAATTTCTTTATTTAATTCAAATGTTACCTCATTCTCTGGTAATGCAGTAAATGTAAATTTCCTAGTATCCTCATTCAATAATGTGGAGGCAGTATGTGCTGAAGATACTGTATTTTGTTGGGATCTTAAGACTCTAATTCTTGAATTTAATACATCTACATTAAGTACTTTTACTTTTTCAGACCCAACAGAAATAATATCATTTTCTCTTATGGAGAATAAATTATCACCTTTGATATTTCCAGATACATTAAAATAAGTTACAACGCCAGTAACTCCATCTGTTCCTACTCCAGTGTTAAGAATCAATTTTTCAGAGTTTACGCCAATATTAAAGTTTGATTGTAGATGACTGATTGATGTATTAAATCCAGACAATGAAACTAGATCATTATTTAAAAGTCCATGTGGAGTAGTTGCAAATGCAACATAAGATCCACTAGAATCAAAAGGTACAATTTCTAACTGGGATATTGTCGTAGTAGCAACACTAATATTAGTTACAGGTTTACCTAATATTCTAGTTACTTTTGCCTTTGTTTTTTGGGTATATTGTTGATCGTCAAAAAGAATTGTATCACCAACCTTATATCCCAAACCACCTGTTATAATTCCAACACTATCAATACTTCCTCTTAAAGACTCATTAATGTTTATTGTTTGTGGTTTTATTTTATTTGGCTGGAATAAGAAATCATAATATGAACCACTTTCGGTTAAATTATATGGCGTTGTATTTCTAAACCAAGATGATGAATTTAAATCATATGAGATTTGATTTGATTGCGAATCATAATTAAATGAATTTGGTTTAGACTTAAATGAATTGCCAATCAGGTATGGGAAAACTGGAATTCTGTATTTACTAAAGGCAGATGAAGTTTCTGATCTGTCTGGATTGATGGTTGCAAAATAAGCATAAACTCCATTTGGAAAATCTGGTGTTACGCAAAAACGACCATTGTGCTCATCAAGATCTCCCGAATTATTAAATTCAAAATCCTCTACAAAAAATCCCTGTGCATATGGAGGTCTGTTTGGTTTTACTGTCGCAGCATAACCAGACTTCATTGTGCGAACACTTCCACCAGTTTTTGTGGAAAATCCATATGGACCATAAATTGGATTACCATCATATGCCCATCCAATTATAGGTGAATGGTATTGTGATGATACTTCTTCTCCATTTACTTTTTGTAAATCAAAAACTCCATATTTTACTTGGTTGTCTTGATCTTTTCCGTATACCGACTCCCTTAATTTTCTTGGTACATATAAATGAGAATATTGCACTCCAAATTCTTCATTTGATGATTTCGTCAAAATTCCATCATCGTCTGAAATAATGTTTAGATATTTTTCAAATAAATTAACTGTCCATTTTTGAATATCTGCATTAAAAGAAGCCCCACTACCACTTGGTGCAATTGTTATTCTAGTTTTTTCTTCATATCCTATTCCAGGACTTTCTATTTTTACTGATTTAATTTTGCCATCACTTATAACAGGAACCAGTTTTCCATACTTACCAGAACCAGAAATAATCAGTTCTGGTGGAGAATTATAATCTCTTCCCTCATTAGTAACAAGAACTTCTACTATTCTTCCATTATTGATAATTGGTAAAAGTTCTGCAGAAGATCCACTTGATAAGGTGAAACTTGGTTGTCTATTATAGTTTAATATATCAGTAACTCCATATCCAACACCGGGATTTGTTACTTGAACAGACTCAATTGATCCTCTGAATATTGGTTGAATTTTTGCAGAAAAATCTTGACCTGCAAAAGTTGATACACCTATCTCACCAACTATAGAGACAGAAATTGGTTCATAATTAAAAATGTGACTTCCTGATCCAACAGAATCTAAATTGACATATTGTTTATTATTAAAGTAGAAAAGTTTTGAAATAGATCCCACACCAACACTTGATAGTCTGAAATTATCTTCATCAACTTTGGTAACAATATATGAAGTTAAAGAACTTAATCCAGATATTGGGGTTTCGTTATAAGAGTATGTAACAACTTCTCCTGAGTTGTACTGGTGATTTCTAATAGTAATTTGATTAGATGCCGTATTAATTCCTGAGGAACTTACTGTTCTTTTTTTGTTTTCATAATTTGTCCCGGGATCGACAACAATAATATTGGATATAATTTGTTTTTTATCAAAAGATTGTATTCTATGAACACCTGAACCATAATTTGTCAGCGAAACTGTATTCAATCCTGAGATTGCATCAGACTCTGTATTGTAGAGTTTGATTGTAAATGCATCTATTGTTTTGACAAAATAAACTGCATCGGTAACAATTCCAGAGACTGCAGTTTGATTATCTGTTTTATAAACTACTTTTTCGGCATTTCTAAATTTGTGATATGTAGAAAATCCAATCGTATCTGCAGACAGATTTACGAAAGCAGATTCTGATGTTGCATTGAAAGAAACTGAATGGTCTATAAAGGTGGTATTTACATCTGCTTTTGCACCATATCCATTACCACCTGTTATAGTAACTATTGGTTTTGCGATATAATCAAATCCAGAATCAATAAGATTTATTTTTTGTAAAGATCCTTTTACGACACAGACTCCAGTGGCACCAGTGCCAACTCTATCGGTTATTGCTAGGATGGGTGGATTTATGATATCATAATTACTACCCTTTGCAGATACAATAATATCATTTAAAGAACCATAATAAATTGTATCCTCAGACTTGTAATTTAAAATTTCAACTCCATTCACCAAAATTCCGGTTTTACCTGGATCGGTTGTGTAGTTGCCACTTTCATCACTGGGTGATTTAATTTCTCTTAATAGATTTTGATGCTGAAGTTCTTTGTTATAAAAATTAGCATACTGTAATGTATTTGCTGTTACTATACCGGAAACTGATATAAACTTATTGTTATATAAATTTGCTTGGCTACTTGCTAATTTAAATTGATTTGCATTTACCAATCTTTTAACATAATAAATGCCTTCCTGCATGTTACTAAACTTGCTAGTCGTTGTAACAGTGCTACCATCTATAATTTCTGTTTTTACAAATGGGGAATAGTAAACAGCATCTCCTGTATAATATCCATGATCTGAAACATTTGAAACTGTAAAAACTTCTCCGCTGTAAGAACCACTGAGAGTTATCTTTCTATCATAAAAACTTAATGGTTGATTATAATAGTTTGGAATAGATGATGCAGCAACTAAAACATCCTGATTAAACTTTACATAAGTATTCTGAACATTTGATGTATATTTTGAAATATACGAATAATTTGTCAGTAAAGAACTGACCTGTGGTTTTAAGATTTTTCTCTCTATCTTGTATCCAACTCTATTTGTATCAATGAAACCTTGACCTTTTATAGAGAAGGTGAAGTCATTAATAATATCGCTTACAAAACATTCTTTGGAAACTCCAAAAGAATCTATAATGAATAAATTGTCCCCAACCTTAAAATTATTTCTTACAAAAGTTGTTGCTCTATAAGTAAAACTTGAAATATCAGTTACTGCTATGGAATTAATATCATATTTGGTTGCAAGGTTGTAAATCCAACTATCTACCCTAGGTCCAGAAGTCTTGATTCCTAGGGATTTGATAGTTGCAGTATCATTTTTGGAAAAATAATATGTCTGATCTTGTACTTCTAGATTTGAAAGCACAGAACCAATTCTAACTTCAACCTTAGATGCAGTTCCTACACCAACATATCCGTATGCATATGCATTTAACCTAATATCTGTTGCAGATGCAATATCTGAAGTTACATTAGACACTCCAAAAAACTGATTTGTTGATTTTGAAGTGTATGAGACTATACCTGTATTTGTTGCTGAGTAATTTACTACTAATTCTCCAGAGTGGGGAAATCCTACAGTAGAGTCTACATCAATTACAGAAGATCCTGCAGAAACTTTTGTTATTACTCTTGTTTTTGGATGAACAGAAAAATCTCCAAATACGCTACCATCAAAGGTAATATCTTTTGAATAATCAAAATCAACACTTAATTTGTAATATTCTTTTCCACCGTAGTAAAGTTTTTCTACATCAGTAACTGAAGCATATGCTTTTTGTATGTCATAATTTGAATACTCATCTTGGAAGAGAGTTTGATTCAATAATTCCAGGGGATTCCCTGATAGCGAACCTACAACAATATCTTTGGTGATTCTATATTGTGCATCAGATGGTCTGAAAAGATAGTTTCTTGGTTTAACAACATCTACTTTTTCACCATATAATGCACCAAAAAGAATTTTGAATGACTCGTCAGTTCCTTTTGTTTGATAGAAATCTTTTGCTCTTGAGATAAAAAGTCTTTCATTTACATCAGCGTCAAGATTTCTATTCTCAAAACCTGGTGTAAATTGATATTTGATCTTTGTTAAGAACTCTTTTAAGAGTAAATTGCTTAAATTTATAACACTAGTGCTAGCTGAGTGCTCTGCAATCTCTGAAGTAGAGAAAGTCAACCCATCAGTAGCGTCTACTTTCGTATATGAAGTTACACCACTAAATCCTCTTACACATCCAATAAAACTGTTGTTTGTTTTACTTGTATATAATATTATCTCATTATCAATTTTAATCAATCCATACTTTTCAGGAAATCCATATGTTCCTAAAATGTTATTAGCTAAATCAAATCCAACATTAATTGTAGTATCACTAAATGATACTGCAGAAGATAATTTAGTAGAATCTGTATTATCAGTTAAGGTTTCTAATTTTAGATATTGATCTATATTTTGTATGAGATCAACAGAAGCTCCTGGATATTCTTGTGAAATATAGTACTGTTTTAAAAACTCTGTGATCAAAGGAAAATCTTCTCTCACAAAGGAGGGTAGTTGATTTGCAACTATGTCCTGGATTTGTACTCTCTTGAGGTCTGTTGATATCATTTTATCTTACTAAAAGTCCGTTTGAATAACTGGAAGAAACTATGTAATTAGTCCCCGATGTATCGTATCCCGATGAAATTTGATCTGGTTTTGAATTTATAACTGTTTTAGTTATATCCAATTGTAAATATAAATCTTGAAGACCAATTACATCATTTGAATATGGTGAAACTGAAATTTCAATTAGCGGAAATCCCCTATTAATTGAAGTATTTGTAATATTAATTGGAGATAGTTTAACCTCTCCTTTAATATAATCTATAGTTCCAACAGATTTTCTAACAATTTCTGGTTGTGTTGGAGAATTTAATCTAAACAAAAAGATTGTTCCTGTTTTTTTGTCCGTGTTGGGTATATCTGAGAGATAAACTGTACCAACAATACCACTCACATTAAATCCAGAAGACTTTATATTAAAACTGTTTTCAGTGATTCCACTCGTATTTAATCCAAAGTATTCTACATTAAGAACTTTTTCATTTTTAATATGGAATCTATTTCCAAAACAAATTTCATATTCAGCAAAACTATTTAACGCAACTCTCAGATCCCTTCTCATAACAATAGTAGTAATGTTAGAAGTCATTGCATCACTACTATCATCAATCACTTTTAAAAATTTGCTATATTTAAATCTTGCACCAAACTTATTCAGTTCTGTTGAGTTTGCATATCTTTCAACATTAGTAGAAACAATTGATGTAATTGAATTTGCTGAAGATACTAGGTTTGTATTATAATATGCGTTAATTGTTGGTTCAATATAGAGATATTTTAAATCTATAATTTCTGGAATAATTCCTGCTACAGAGTATTTTTTAATTTCAGTTTTTATATTATCCTTAATTAAATTTGATAAGTACGTTCCATTTGTTGGTTTTATGCTTATAAAAACTTTTCCAAATTGAGGGGGAGTTAACTCTTCTCCGCCGAATACTGAGATTGATTCAGTTTCTGGATAAATTCTAGGAATTATTGACTCATAATCTCTAGAAGTAACTGCTCTATTCTGAGATGCATAGATTCTAGATGCATATTTTTTGATAGAATCTATTCCTTCAATGTCTTTTCCAGAAAAAGAGGTTTGGTTTGTTGTAATTAATGATATTCCAGAAGTAATAGCAAATGTTTCTCTTGGGGAAGTAATTTTTCCGCTAAAATTGAACTGAGAAATTCCGTTCGCTAATTCTCCACTTGAGACAAGATATGATACTTGAATATAATTTGGTGCCTCTAACTTTGTTCCAAATACTCCATCACCAAAAATCAACTCATATCTTTCGTCTTCAATTTCTTGTGCAAAAAATATTGGAGATTCTGGAGTTATATTAAATAAACTATCTGCTTGCCTATACTTTCTGCTAATATCAGAAAAAGTATTTGGTTTTACAATTACTCTTATTGAAGAAGTATCAATTTGGGAGTTTGGTAGAATAAATCGCTGATCTGGGTTGAATGAATCAACAGTAAAGTTTGCAGTAATGTAAGTGCCTTCATAAACATCAATATTATCAAATGATGCGACATTATCTACAACAGGAACAGTTATATCGTCTAGAATTGAAAAGGTGTAACTTTGATTTCCAAAGGCAAGTGTTGAGCAAACGATGCCTTTATTAAGTGTTAGAGTCTCTGGTTTAATCGTATAGGCAGAACCAGAAGTATCTACAAAGAAAGATACATTTGCTCTAGATGATTTTCTTGATTTTGGTACATATCCTATGTTTCGTGCAAGAGAAACCACATTTTCTCTCAGAGTTGCACTATCAATGAAAACTTCATTTGATACCATATTGGCATTGTATGAAGTTATATACGTATTATATGCAAGCACATCAATAATTGTGGATAAATTAGATCCCTCAAAGTCGTAATCAGTAAAATTTGAGTTGGATCTGAGATAATCCTTAATTGATGTTTTGATTTGATCGAAATCTAAATCCGTAAAATTAACTAATGGCATTATCGTGTCGGCTGTAATGCAAATGATAACTGTTGTGGTTGTGCGTCAATTCCCACGATATAGTATCTAATTGTAATATTAAGTTCACCATTATCATAATCTGGCGTAGCGTCAACTGATATTAACTCCACTCTTGGTTCATAATTATTGATAGTATTTTCAATTTCATCTCTTACAGATGAGGCAGTAATGTCGTCAAGTGATTCAAAAAGTAAAGAGTTGACTCTTGACCCTAGATTATTATCAAAAAATCGATCACCTCTGTTAGTAAGTACAAGATTACGTAAAGAGCGAGCGATTGCATTTTCATTTGTAAGAGCGATTAAGTCATAGGTTAAAGGATTAACCTGAAAAGACATGCTAATGTCTTTAAATGACTTACTAACGCGCTGTACGGGCATTGAATATTATGATTCTACCTTATTTATTAGGGATTTTTTGATTCGTAAAGGGGTTCAGTTCCATATTCCCAATCATCATAGTCTTCATCATTACGAATTTGTGAGTGAATTTCGTTTTGATGAAAAAAATCATGCTTTTTGGGAGTTAGTTCATCATTTGCGATCTCACGAAGCATCTTTTGTTTTTCAATTTTACTTTCCCAACCATATTCACTTGACAAATACGAGGTTCCCCACTCATTTTTCATAAAATTTTCGTCTTTATCGACTTGTTTGGTCATTTTTTTGCTCCTGATTGGCTAAATCAGAACTTTTTACGGGGTTGCTATCCCATGAGTCAATAAAAAATCCTCTTCTTAGGTAATCTTTGTCTTCGATGAAGGTAAAGTCTTCTACTTTTTGTGGTCTATCACCTTTCCAAACAGGAACTGCTATGGAATTACCATAACGAAAGTCTGGATTTCTTCTAAAATGCACTTCAATTAGTTTATTTCCAATGAATTCGCAATTAATCCATTCATAATCTCCCTTTAAATCATTTAAAATATCGGGAAACTTAACTTCTCTATCAATTTTAGACCATTTTTTCCACTTGTACAATGGATCATCTAGATCTCTTTCGCCCAGTACAATTAATTTTGGTTGTTTTAAGTAAAAATCAACACTTAAGTGCTCTCCTTCAAAGATTTCACACCAAAACTCAGATGGATGAAAGTGTTCTGTTGAGTCATCAATCCATTCTATACGAGAAAATCGTCCCATACCAAGTAAATTAATACTTGGTCGGACGATATAATTACCTGAACGTGGAACAGAGCACCCTGTAGGTCCACAGAGATGTCCCAAACGATGATTTAAAAACAACTTATTATAAACCCATGTATCATCCAAATGGATTGAATTCCATTCATCAGAAACATTTAAATTATACATAAGAGATTGTCTTATATGTTTCTATTTACCTTGTCCGCGATACTTTTTCTTACGTCCATTACGAGAGGTTGCACTAAGTAGTGTGCGAGGAGAGCGTCCTTGACGAGTTTTCTTAGGTGTGCCTGGTTCAAAAATAGTCTTATTAGATCCACCTTTAGCCATAAATTTCCTCCAGTTCTAAATCATTTGGATCAATATCTTCACCTGAGTAAAAACGCTCAGAGAAGTCTTGAAGAATCTCACTGCACTCTTCTACAGTGAGATTCATATAAATTTTACGTCCTTTATAAAGCACGTTGTAGTTCATCAAATAATACGAGTCTTTTCGTGCCCAACACGAATCCGAGGATCGCACCAGATCTCAAAACCCGCGTCCTTAGCATCAAGACAGAATGAAACATCTTCGCCACACATATCCTGTACATTACCAGACTCAAAGACTTGCATCTTAGGTGCAAACCAAGGATATTCAAGATTCTCAAAAACACCATTCTTAATCAGTACCCAACCAAAACCTGTGTAATCTACAGTAAATGGCTTACGACGCTTGCTGATAGATTCCACAGTTTCATGATTCATCACTCCACCGTTCTTGCGGAAGTCGTCTTCTTCTAACCAATGCGCGACAGAAGTTGTGTGTCCATCTTCTGTTGCATACCATCCAGCAGCAATTTCATTCTCAGTGCCATCTTCACTCAGAGCAAGATCACAGAGTTGCCAGAACTTGTT